TCTGGGTCTTCCCCGTTTGGCAGGCTTTTTCTCACCACACAAACAAACATCACATCGCTTGTTTATGACAGCACACCAAAGCCTTTGTAGGTATTTCATCATCGCTTTTTACCTTTCTTGCCTTTTCTAAGTTTTTTAAAATCAGCACCCGTAATCTTATTTCGTGGTGGTGCCACTCTTGCAATCTGCATTTGTTTAGGTGTTAGCTTTTTCTTTGCCATGTTTTTTCCTTAAACTTTGTTTCGCTTGCTTTGCTACATTAACAACTTGTGTTTTACCCATTACTTTCGCTCTTTGTTCCATAACTGTCAAGATTTGAATTTTTCGAGCATACGGCTTATTAATCTTCTTAACCTTCGCAGCAGTTCTCTTGGCATCTGCCACAGTGGCAAATCGAATAGGGACTGTATCCTTGGGATTTTCATCGGTATATAACCTCCTTCCAGAGCCTTTCGGCTTCTTTCCAGTGCCTTTAATGGGGTCTTTTTTCTTCGCCATTTCTTTTTGCTAGTTGATTAAAACCTATAAAACTGCCGATCACGCCCATATTACTCAATACCCAAATTTCAGCGATTCCGGAGAGGTGTGAAATTCTATCAACAGGAACTAATGGTGTCATCAACACAACTATAAACACTGTTACAGTCAGTGCAGAAAACCAAACGAGATATCTTTGTTGATCTTCTTTCTTGTCTCTGTTCTCCAAAAGAACCATACGCTCGCGCATAGCCATTTCTCGATCTGAGACTACACCATCACCGTTAGTATCAGCTTTTTCCCACACGGAGCCTTTTTCTAGTTTTTTTTGCGTCATTCCTCTCTCCTCTCAACCACTCTTGGTTTGCAGTATGCTGAAAAAGTGTTTCTTGTTTGTCTTTCATTATAAAAATTTATCTTCTCAGCATACCAGTTACATTTGTCAATACTACCATACTCTATTGAATCGTCGTAAACTTCAGTACCTTCAAGAATAACAAGCACAAATAATAAAACTTTCATTTTTTAAAACTATCATTAAGGGAGTCTACCACGCTGTCAATGTTTGGTTCTGTCCCACCAGGGTCATATTTACACTGATATTCCACGGGGCATTGTCCCTCTACAACCAGAGTATAAGTGTCATTCGCCCCTTTGTATAGACAAACTTGCTGTCCGTTTTTAGCCTTTCTTCTTTTGTAGCGTCTGCAGGTAATGTATTTTGGGTCTTCTCGGATACCCAAACGCTTCTCTTGTTCCCATGTCCAGTCACTAAACTTCTTCAAAAAGCATGTGTAGCAGTTCTTTATCTTGTCTGATTGTGCTAAATATATCACGTTTCCGTCAGTGCACAGCCACTCAAAAGTTTCTTGACCGCCCTCTTTACGGACGCATTTATCCGAACCACCCTCTGTCAAAACCCATAAGGGTGTAGATGAAAAGACCAAGAAAACCGATGCCAACGCTAAGCACGATAACAAGTGCCACGATACTGATAACTTTCTCTCTAAATATCTTTTTGTCATATATCTCTTGTTGTCTACGTTTCCGTATCTGACCTTCCATCCTTAACAATTCGTCCCATGCAGCCGTTCCGTGGGTAAATTTTATAAACTGTTGTAGCTCGTATCGCTGTTCTTCCAACCTTTTCTTAGCCGTAAACGCTTCTATCGCCTCTTGCTCTATTGATCCACCGCTAAAGACCTTACGAAACATAGTCGGATTCTTTGCAGACTTGTGTGCTGCATCAACATCACTCACCGCTCCCATCCATCTGGAGAGGTCTTGACTCATACTTTCAAGATCACGGCCCGCTTGGAACGCCCGCTTAATACCATTAAAAGCGGGATCGAACATTTTAGCCTCTTCGTTGTGCCGACTGTCTTTGTACGTCTATACGTTCTCTATTTACTTCGTTTCGGTTTTCAGCGACTTCTTCTTGCAATTCTAATCTTGCAGAGTCGGTGGCAGCTTTCTGTTGCAGTTTCATCTGCTCAAGCTGTATCTTTGCCTGGTCTAATGCAGCATCACTCTTCGCCTGCTGTTCGCGGATAGCCAGTTCTTGCATTCGTATTTTTACGAGTGGGTCTTCCTGCACCTGTTGTGGTGGGGCAATGGCAGCCATGACTTCTTTCATAAGCTGTACTTCTATCTGAGCAACTCTATCTTCAATGGAAGCAGGATTGCTAAGTTCACCTTGTAGTTCATTCATAAACGCTTGTCCAGTTATAGGATCAATCTGTCCATCTTGAACTCCCTCTTGTAGTCCTTGTGATGCCTCGTTTACTTCTTGTTCAACTTGTGCTCTCGCTTTGTACGCTATGTGTTCTTGTAGATGAGCATAAAATGTGCCCATCACAGAGGGAGAAGTAGCAACAAGAGGAGTTTGCATAAATGCAGTATGAACCGCTATGTGAGCATCATGACTCTGTTCTGGAAATACTTGTAATAACTGACCGCCAAGTGCTCTAGCGTTCTCTATCGCAGGATCTGTTGGCTGTGGCTGTTGCGGAGGAGGCAGTATCTCATCTATGTTCTGCACCTCTAGAGCTTGATACATCCTCTTATAGGCTGCATTCAAGTCGTGCATCTGAGGGTTCGATTGAGCCAGTTGTAGCTGTGTTTGAGCTAATGTGACCCTCTGAGCCATAGAAAAAATGTTTGGGTCACTAACGGGCAGAATATCGACTCTCTCGTCGAAGTCAGCCGATTTTATCTGTTGTTGTGCCCCTGCGACCTCATACGGATAGAGGGGAGGAAGATTTTCCGCAAAGATGGTAGACAGCAGTCTGAGTTCTGTTTTCTGTGCGTAGTGAAGCCGTTTGTGAATTGCCGACATAACTTTCATACCACGTTCCAACAGAGCCACAGTCGTGCCCACAGGGGCGTTCTTTTGTCCCCCTTCACCTATCTTGGCATCAGCAATAGATACAAAGCGTCTACCACTATCAACGAGGGAAGCCAGGAGAGTAGCTAGCGTACCGGAGGGTTCTTTATAAGGAAGAGGAATAATAGCATCCCTAATGTTTCCACCAGGGGCATCTATATCCCTAAACTCTCCCGGCTGTAACGGTTCGTCATCATTTCGTACTCTTACCCCTCGTGCTTTAAAGCCTGCGGGTAGATTAGCCAGTGTCCCTGCATCAATGAGTTGTCTAAGGATACTTGTAGCTGCTCGACCTAATCCACCCAACATATGTATAAGTCCAGAGCCATAGAACCCCAGACCAGGTAAAAATTTATAATGAACGAAAAACTGTTTCTTTCTCTTCAGTGGATCATTCTCAGCGTAGTTACGACGTATCGCCAGTATCTCTCCACTTTCTTTATGAAGCGTCACAATGTACGGTAACTTGATTCCCGTAGGCTCACCATCGGCTCCCATGTCCTCAAACCCTTCAATATCAAGATCCGCATGAAACTCCAGTATTGTATGTGTATCTTCTGAATAGTTCTTAGATAGTCCTTCTATTTCGTTTACTTTTTCTTTAACTATATCGGGTTCTTCTTCACCAGAATTCAACTCGACATCCATGTAGATCCCGCCCACCTGCATTTTCCGCAGTTCGTTTTCATTCATGCGTAGGACATGAGTTACTCGTGGTGCTGTTTGTACGTCGCTTGCTGAATAGGGCACCACTAGATCTTGGGCGGGAATAAATTTAGATACGGCTCGTTGTTTTGTAGGATCGTAATATACCTTCTTAAACGTAGAACCAGATAAGGGCAGATAGAACAGCATTTGATCCGTATCGGGATCAAACTCCTCCATAACCTCCGTAATCTGATAGTTCATAAATTCTTTTATTCGGGCAGCTTGTGCCTCTTTTTCGGGTGTTTCTGCACCTATAATCTGTGTTCGAACAGGCCCACCAGACGGTAATAATTCTTTATATGACTGTGATTGAAACTGGGTGACAGACTCAGATATCAACGGATGTGTAACTCCACTTGCCCCCTCAAACGGCTCCGTTCTATCGTCATATTGCATTCCAAGCAGATCCAATCCTTGTGTATAAGTGTTCTCCCACTCGGATCGTGATTCTTGATCTTCATCAAACAAGGCCCGTAAGTCCGAGGACAACTCGCCAAGGGTTCCTTCATCAAGAGCTTCCGCTATATTTGCGTTGTGATCATATGGTTCAGCCATAACTTCTGTCTGCTGTTCCATAAGAGCTTGAACGATGGCACCGCCCTGCCCGTCGTCTATAACTTCGGCACCACCCTCAAACTCCTGCGGTGTATCAACAGCTATCTCTACTGTTGCTGC